TAGGACCGTAAAAATGTCTGTGGTAATAGAAGTTTTTAACTTCAGGATTGTTCAATACTGGTCTTACGTATCTTTGGTATAATTCTTCAGCATTGAGATTATTGGGCAATGCTACAATACTTCTTGTTGTCGCATCTTCTTTGTAAATGTATGCATCATCAGTATATTGAATTGCGTCACTGTAGGTAGCAGTTGGATCGTTGAAATCTCTAAATCTACTGTGACCACTATGTACACGGTTTATGCTTTTGATCTTACGGATGTTTTCACTTACAGTAAATGGATATATGCTGTAATCGTCAGCAGTGACCATACGGTCTTGCGTTGAAAAGAAACGTCCGGCGTTTACACGAATACTATCTATACTTTCTCTTGAACTACTATTACTTACTTGAGATTTTAGGCTTGCTCTGATTGTCGAATTATATGTGTTACTGTCATTACCTATATAACTAAATGATAAAATAACTGTTCCAACATCACTAGGTAATAAGTTATATGTTTGATTAACACCAGTTCTATACCATACACGAATAATACCACGAGGAATATCACCAAATTCACCGTCACCAAACACAATACTAATTTGGTCGTTTTCTCTACTGCTGACAGTAAAGATTTTACGTTGATTATTATTAACAATATTGAATACTGCATTAAGTCCAAACAATCTATCAACCTGTGTCCAACTGTTTAAAATTTGACCAACTTCGTCAATTGTTTGTACCCAAATATTTCCATTTGCTACATTAGCGTCGTTAATATCTAATATCATATTCGGTATACCATTGTCAACAATAAAGTCTTTGAAACTTAAATTACCTTGTTTAAATCCGATAAAGAATCCAGTATCAGGACTGTTAAACCCGCCGTTGTCGTTTTTATATAATAAATCCAACACTCCAAATGGATTAGGATCTTTTTCATCAACTGTATTTGTATTTTGATTATAATATAAACTGTGCATACCAAACGCTGCTCTTGCACCATTTATATAACCGTTAAACGGATAATTAATTTCATTATTAAGACTGTTGGTTCTATAAATTTCATATTGAACATTGTTGTTATTAGTCTTAGCATATGGGCTACCAAACTTGCTATTTTGTTGTAAGAAGCTATTCATAACAATCAAAAAGTTTTGATATGTACTAGCATCAGTAACATCGTCAAATTGTATATCGACATTTGCGAGACTGTTGCCGTCAACGTCATATACAGTTTCTGTTGTCTTGATGCTATCAATTTTGAGTAAGCCTGATGCTACAACGTTGCGTGTGGGGGTGTATCCTAAAAACTCAGCAATACGTAATGCGCTTTCTCTGCGTTCTGCTGTGCTTAAAAAGTTTTCTCTAGTTGCCAGATCTGCACGGAATGCTAAGTTATGTCCGAGGAATGCCATAAGTTCAATTAAACTTGTAAATTCGCTCGAAGTAATCCAGTCATTGAAATTCTCTGGGTAGTTTGCATTAATATAATCGACCATCGCATTTCTGATAGTATCAAAATCATATGCTTGCAGATTTGCTTGAGCAAAACTTTCGTATACTACACTAAAATCTTCTGCAGCAAATAAACTGCTTTGTCTTGCGCCCTGTGCCATTACTGTATCTCACCTACGTATGTTAAAAATAATTCTTCTGCTGTCCCAGTGTCATCATAATACAATTGTACACGGACATTAATCGTATGATCATCGGGTTTTTCTAGTCGCATATCTTCAAAGATCCATCTAGGGTCGCTGCTGATGATTCGCTTTACGTCTTCAAGCACTAAATTTGTTGTATAATTGTCTAATGGTTCAAAAACTAAATCCCAGATAATGGAACCAAACGTTGGATTCATTATACGCTCACCTTTGCGGGTGTAGAAGTGATTTAATAAATCACGTATAGCAAGTTGCTTGTCCGCTAAGACTGCATTGCCAGAAGTAATACCTATAGTGCTGTAACCGATATATGTTGCCATACAAATATTTATCGCTTAATTAACTACTATGTTATATTTTAATGCTAGCATATATAATATCGCCCGCAACAAGTTCTTTCGTAATAGTTAATATATTACCAATTACTGTGTAATCAAACAAATGTTGAATAACGTCAATATTAACTTTTACTTGTAATTTTTCAACAGGATCCATGCTAACTGGTTTACTTAGAGTAAATGTAGTTACGGTGCCGTCGGCAATAAATGTTTGCAACAATATTGTTTCGTTATATCGTTTGGCTATATCACGTTTCATACTATCTGGTGTAAGTGGTAAAAAGTCCAGTGTTTCTGCGTAATATGCGAATCGTGCTTGTCTAAGTTCATCGTTGTTTAATAATCCAATTTGATTATTTGCTCTCATTTTATAAATACCGTTTGTTCTTAACCAAGTACGTGATTTAGATTTACCATAATCCGCCAATCGTAATACTGTAGCTGCACGAATACAATATTGTTTATAAACAGTACTGCGCATTATCATGCTTGCAAGTTTACTCCAATCTTTATTTAAAATCGCACCCGTGGTATCATATATGCCTTCATGTGAGGTTACTGTTAATATACTACCAGTTATCCAATAATATAACATTAGACCATCGTACACAGATTGTGATATCGCAGTTACTCCCGAAGAGTTAGATGCTCCCAATGATATTAATTGTTTTTTAAAAATACGTTGTGTTGACTGAAATGATTGAATCCAAATATCATATGATTCTTGCTCTGTTATCCCTCTGCTAAATGTTGATTTAACACCATATCCTTTATTATCGTAACCTGTATATGAATTTAAATTAAGTGCAATTAGTATAAGTGAATCTGATGCATAGACATTGTTAATATCAATCTCAAGTGAGTAGAGATCGTTATCTCTTATCGTGTAATCTGTCCAAATAGTGTTAAAATAAGTAGGGACTTCTGTTAACATTGTCATTACTGTGCCCCTCTTGGTGTAAAGCTAGTCGGACTTGCTGTTGTTGATCCTTGACCAGTAATGCCTGTTTTTGGTGCAGCGCCTGTTGCCGCACCTTGCCCGCTTGCCCCGGTAGGTTTGGATAAATCATAGTCTTTGGTAGTCAATGTACTAGAACTAGGCGCTTGTGCAGGTACTACAGTATCTGTTTCAGTATGTGCGCCCCAAGGTTCGTGTTCAGGGACTCTACCTGCAGTGCTTTCTTTAACACCCCTGTTAGTTGTGATATTATTAGGTGTAGTTTTACTTGCTGTTGCAGCTGGTGGGCCGTTTAGATCAATCATGCCACCAGTGGACATTCTAATACTCCCAATTGCTTTTTGATGAATGTCTATATTAGAAAATAACCGTAATTCTTTATTACTATACAAATCAACACCGCCTGCACCGCTTTCTAATTTAATACCGTCACTACCTCTGCTTTTAATGTTAACACCATCAGCATCTAAATTAAAGTCACCACCAACATGTAAATTAAAATCAGTTTCGGCGTGCATACTAACACTACCTTGTGCATAGATATCTACGTTCCCGGCACTGTCCATTTGTATCCAACTGCTTCCGTTTTGATTTATCAAGTAAACAATACCAGCACTGTCGTTAATTAAGAATTGAGCGCCGCTGCCACTACGTATTCTAATTAAGTTACTTTTACCCGCTTCACGTGATTTGTCAGGAGCAATAGACGCACCTTCTTTAACTGGTAATGTTCCATCATCCATAACAATACCATGCCCGCCAGGAGTTAAGAAACCTGCCACGTTACTAGGACTTTCACGTCTGCCGCCACTACTGCCAGGACCACGCACTGCATCATACCCAATACCTTGTACAGCATGTGCATTTGCTACAGGATGTCTTGTTTTATTATTTTTAGATCCATCTGCACCAACTGCAGTGTCAAACGTTGGACCAACTGCACCTTCGCCGTCTACATTATTAGACGGTAGTCCGGGAACTGATGAGTTACGATTGGCGTCTGGTAATACGCCTAATAAAAATCCTTCTTGATCAGTCCCGGTGAATGCTACTAATACTTCCGTGCCAGTTGCAGGAGGAGGAAATGATGATCCATATGTATTGCTATAGTTAGAGCCTTGTACTGAGCCACCAAATGGCATCGGACGTCTAATTTTAAAATTTGATTGTCTGCTACTAGCAGAGCTTGTGTCAGTGATGCTTTGTTGACCTACAATCTCAACCCAAACATGTCCTAAGTAATCACTATCAACATTGTCGATCACTCTAGCAATATAAACACCCTGTGTCATATTAAATGTGCCGTGGGAATTTTTAATGAATCTACCTAGTGTATTTCTGGCTCCGTCATTTAGACCCGAAAATTTTGAATTATCTTCCATTTGTTATCCTCCCATAACATTTCTTAACCATTGTGGGGCACCGGCAGCGGACTGTCCATTGCCCCAATATGTTCCTCGACCTGCACCAACTGAATTTCCAACAGCAATATCATAGTGTCCCGTGTTACCGCCCATATACCATTGACTCCGTGGTGCACTGGTATCTGCCCACCCAACGCTTGGGGTGTATCCTCTAGACCGTGCAGCACTTACATAATTTTGTGTAAAGGTCTGAATAATTGCACGATCTGATGGATTGCTGGCACTTAATACCCTGCCGTTAACCAGTAGTTGTGTATCACTGGCGTCCCCATGCACGTGCCTTCCACTACCGTTTGGATCAGGTCTTACTCCGCTAGTAGTTCTAACTGCAACTCCAGAAGCAGCGGCTGCTTCTTCCAACGAAGCTATGAGGTCGGGGTTCAAGTCTGCATCTAAGTCATTACCTGAAGTTGTGTTGTCGCCAGTCTGACCGGCAGCAGCGTTATCTGATCCTGCGTTGTTTGGATCTGTAGAATCGGGATTGTTTTGTGTGCTGTTTTGTCTATCCCTATTTGTAACTGCAGGGTTTACTTTTTCAGGAACGTTTCCAGCTATAAGATTTTCATACATTTGTTCAGAGTCAGTATTAGTGTCTCTGAAACTAGTTAACGTCATTTCAAATCTCCCGTCACGGTAGGATGCTAATACTCTTACTACACGATATAATCCAGAAATCATAAAATTTCTGCTATTATCTGAAAGTCCTGTTTGTTCAGATGGGTAAGTTGGAAATTCCATATTTAAGAAATACATCGGCCCGCCTATTTGATAATCAGCTTGTGTTTCAACACCTTCGAACCCCTTGGGACGACCTAACCAATACGGGTCTCCACGTATAATCATTTCTTGTTGTATAAGATCGCCTGTAGAGTTTAAGTTAAGTTCTAAAGCACCTAGCATTGCAGAACCTTTACCACTAGGTGATTCTGGACCAAGTGTTGCTAGAGATTGAACTGCGGAAAAATCAAAGTTGTTGGGTAAGTATGTTCTATATAAACCTGATCCTGTAGATACAACTTCATCCTGTGTAATATATCTATTAGCTGCTGAAGGTAGTGCAGTAACATTAACATTTGCCGAATCCATATAAGCCTGTAGTAAAGGTCTTGAATAACTGTCAAACCCCGTAATTCTGTTCTGCGCCTCACTAAACTGTATTGATTGTTCACTAATAGTTGCTTCATTTTGACGTATTTGATTATCTCTTTGTCGTACTTCCCTGTCATTTGTTAAAGAGTTCATTTCAGTTTGTAATCTTTTATTTTCATCTCGCAGTCTGTTAATATTACTTTGTAATCTACCTGCGTTTGCCTTTAACTGGCTTAAATCGTTTTTTAGCTGCACTGCTCTACCAGCGTCACTTTCACTAGGAAACAGATCTGCAGGCATGCTAACAGAACCTCGATTCATCGCTTGTAATTGATAGAATACATTGTTAAGTGTTATATCTAAATTCAATATTTCTGTATTAAGACCGGTGAATGTATAATCGAATCGTTTACGCAAAAGCCCATTATTAAATATTTCACGTAATCTATCTTCTTGCAAGGTTCTATCTAACGCATTTATATAACTAGAGGGATCATGAACCGCCTCTGGCGTAATGTAACCTTTAACTAAAAACGTTATGTCTTTTTGATAATGTCTACATAAAATATCAAAATTAAGATACCCAACTTCAGTTTCAAACGATACCCATCTAACAAGTTCTGCTAACATAACAGCGTCTGCCTCGCCGTCTGACGGATCTGCTTTTGCAAATCCATTTGCTGTGACCAATCGTTTAAATTCATATGTTTGAAATAATACCATAGCTATGGCTGATGTTATACCGGTACCCTGTGGTAACGTAATATTAAGTGTACCTCCAGATATACTAATACTCACGCCCCTTGCATTTTCAACCTGTTGTACTGCTTCGAATTTAAAGTTTGCCCATTTACTGTAATCTGGATGCATTTTGAAATGATACTTGTTTGGAAGTAAAATACTATCTGATGCTAATGCCTGTGCTTCTAGTTGTTTGTTTACTTCTGTTTCAAACTTTGTTAAGAAGTCTCCAAAGTTTGTAGCTTGAACAGTTACTTGACTATTTAAGAAATATGTTAATTTAGAGTATGCATCTTCTGCAACTTCTATAAAGTTTCCTGTATAAAAACTAGCACCGTCACGAAAATCCATTGTTAACTTAGTTAGCTTTGTTTGATAAAAGTATGGACCTGTAATTACAGGAGATGAAGAACCGTCTTCATTCCACCCTCTAAAATTTAACTCTAAAATGTAACATGCTTCCAAGTGATTTTCTATTCTCAAGTCCTGTGCTGCTTTAAATATCCTAGTATAAAAAGTAGCGCCCATTGCCTCAATAAAATTGATAGTGAAAACGTTAGCAACACTGTTTCTGTTTTCTTTGGCATATGTCAATACCATACTTTGATCTACAGTGTCGATGCTAATTTCATTTTCAACACCAGATTCAGCTAATGTTATAATCTGTTTTTGGTTAATTATTTCCTGCAAGGAATATTTACCTACGAGAAACGGATGGTGTATATGCACTGCCCAACTGTAAGTATAACTTGTAAAATTGTTGAGTATGTTGGGTCTATATAGGCTACCCAATCTTCTTCTATTGCTGTTTGCTCTTGCTTCATCTCTAACCGCTTTGGCTTGCTCTGCAGTTAATGGTTGACCAGTAGCTGCGTCAATGTCGCCTTCTTGCACAAATGTATTAGGGACAACTGTACCAGTTGCAGGATCATATGCCAGCAAATTAGCTGCCCTGCCCGAGTTCCATTGTGCAATACCAATACTGTCTGATCCGTCTGATCCGTCTCCTGGATTTCTAGCGTTAGGGTCAAGTGTTGATCCGCTTTCTTGTTGTAAATTTCCAATTATACCCGCAGCTTGTGCATCAGTGTAGCCTTGGTTTTTTAAATGTGCATATGCTTGCTGCACCCTAGGATGATAAGAAGTTACTGTACCGTTTTGAGTTGCTGCATAAAAATTATTTGCATTTTCTAAGCGATTTTGAAAAGCCCGTTGACCTGCAGCCGATATAGTATCACTTCTTTCATACTGTCTTTCAAAGGCTGCTGCTGCTTGCGACGCAGTCATACCCGGATTATTATAAAAGGTGTTACTAATATTACCGCCGTCGCCGGTTCTCATTTCATACGTGAGCCAACCAAGTTGCGCCTCAAACGTCGGTATATTATTGCCTGATGTCATTTATATTATCCCGATACCTTGAATTTCTTAGGTACAATAATAGTCATACCAGCACGAAAATCATTTAATGGATCTTTCAATTTTTCTCTATTGTAATGTGCAAACACCCACCATACCCTGCTATTGCCGTACAAATCATTAGCTAACAAATCTGGTCTGCGGTCATATTTGCTTTCAATTTGAATAGACTTTGTTTCAGTGCTAAGTGTTTCTCTAGTTAATGGGGGGTTGTATATGCTTAAATATTTCTTATTTAGGCTAGTTTTACTATAGTTACTTGTGTTGTTATATTTTACAGCCATTAAATAAATCCTTGTCCATATAATCCGCCTGATATAAATCCCGATAAAGTAAACGATTCTTTTTGTTTAGCGGGAGTTTGCTGTACCAACAGACTTAGTGTAATACTTTGTATTGTTGGCAATGATTGCCCATTGAATGTTTTCAAGTCCACATTCTCATCAAATGTCATTGAAAAATCTGATACTAGTACAGGAACATTATTAAAAATGTTAGACCCAAACGCACTAAACCGTAATACCGGAGGAGGTGTTCCTGCTCTAGGATTAGCACCTTCGTTTTTACCGTAATACATTTTAGTAACGCTTCTTAAAAAATGAATCACACCCTGTAAATATTCATGTTCTTCATCAGTAACTTGGGAAAATTGAGCAGTAATATTTAATGTTGGGCTTGGTGTATTTCTATATGCGTTAAGTGTGTAGTT